CTTGTGGACCTGGTTATTGCATCACCAACGGTTACCGCATTAGTATAGCGCCTAATTTTATTATTCGTTGATCCGTGGCCATTTGCAGTGTCACAATAGACATAGTTTCTCATTTGTTTTCTGGCAAATGGCGCAAGGTCATATCGGCTTGGATTTGTAACCCATGTTCCTGGAGTCGCTTGCTGGATTCTAAACCGTCCAATTAATCGGACCGGAACACCGGTTCTTGCGGTTGTCGAATATAATGTTATTCTATTATCGGCAGTTCCTGACCCACCTTCTGCTGTGGTATCCTGCAATTGCGTTTCATCAAAATGAAAACTTGAAGACCATGCAAGCTCCAATGACCCTGAATTATTCAGCACATAAACATAAACATATTCATCTTTTGACGCAACATGACCTGCGGTTGACCCGGATGATATGACAGTGCTTAATGGTGTTTCTATGTCTAATACCGAAAATGATGGATCGGTTACTGGTGCCGATCTAAATGACAATTGACCACGGCTCCCAAGTGTTCCATGATCAGTAACACCGTCCTTCTGCTTTAGGGATATCGTCAACGCATTACTCGCGCATGACGCCACTATTGATATATTTCTTATCAATCCAGCAACATTTGCAAGCGTGTCTAGTTCTACAGCTGCACGAATGTCAGCAATAGTGCCATGCTGATCTATCCATTTTCCTAATGCAGAGTCCCAATGAACCACATAAAATACGTCACTATCATCTAAAACAGAAACTGCCGGTAAATCTTCTACGAATATATTAGGCATTTTATACCATCCTTATTTATGCATTTTAATATTTAAACCATCATTAGTAGTAATATAATCACCAATATTAGTTATCATCATGGTATCATATTCATAATCACCTACTATTAGTGCGTCAATAATATTTATTCCATTTGATTCTACTGGATTTATTCCAATAATTTGGCATTTTTTTATTCCGTAAAATTTTCTTCCTGCTATAAAATTATTATCAAGGTCAACAAATTCTTTTGTTATTTCTATGTTTGCCATATCGTAAATTCTAATCTTGAAAAATTCTATTCCAGATATTTTCAAACCTGATAATATTGGCCTAACATCGCTATATTTTTGAACATCATTATTAGATCTTTCAATGGCCAATGATTCTGTATTTAGAATGGTATCAAATTCACCTTGTACCTGTTGCTTATATTGTGATATGGAATTTTGCATATTATCATCATTAATATGTGAAAAATAATCTTTACTATAATAACTTTTATTATAATTAATTTTTATTTCTGCGTATGTATTAGATGGATCATTCAATACCTCTAAATTATCTGATTCAAGCATGTCAAAATTATGTATTTCCCATGAAATCGGTCTATCATAATTATCTATTCTTATAGTTCTTTTTCCATCTGAGTTGAATTCGTATCTAAAACCCTTTATTGACCCACTTTGAACCTGTCTAATTGCCTCAAAGCTATCTACCTGAGAATCAAGTAGCATGCCTCCGGTTGAAAGCGATACCTCTTCTTTTGCCCATTCGTCCTGGTCATAGTTTGAATTTGTAAATGGCACACCTCGGAAACGCTCTTCTATGTCAACTATAATATCTGATGTATAATTTATGTGTACGCCAATAGGGTCTATTAATTTGCATTTTAATATTGCCCCTGACGAGTTGTGAGAATTAGCAGAAGATAAAGTAAATGATCCATTGGGCAAGTCCATTGAAGTCGGTGTACGTTGTGTCCATACATCATTATCTAGAGTCCAAACGGTTCCTATATTGGTAAGAATTTGGGCAACCCTATATACTACTGGCTGACTAACTAGTTTTCCATTAGTTGGTATTGCCAGCGCCTCACGGACTTTTCCCCATAAAAAAGGTATTACCTTTGATTTACTATTATCGTCAATATTAGGATAATCCGATGATGTAAAAAGATTACGTGGAATTTTTACATTCATAGATGTGCGCATATCTTTCAATGATAGTCTTATTTTTTGCTGAGATATTGTGTAGTCATCAATATATGTTGTTACTAATGGATTAATCTCGCCAATATAAACATTATCATCTGTTATAAACTTATCGTCAATATTCAGTATTTTTACTGTATTACCGTGTATTTTTAATGATATTAAAGAATCACAATCACCATTAGTATTATCTAGTTCAAGCGTAGGATTAATAAGCTTTAATTTATCATATCCTTCGAAGTCCTGAGACTGACTTATTGATACTTCATTTCTAATTAATGGCAAATATTCTATATCTTCTATATAAATTACTGATTTACTTGAATAACCGAAAAATAAACCATATGAATACGTTCCAGTGTAAATAGATTCATTATGTTCAAAATGAACGTACAAAATCTGATTTATTTTATCAAAAACAAATGACTTTTCCTGGGAAAGGCAACTTAATAAATCGGTTACTTCATTATATTTAAAAAGTGAATTACGAGCAAAAGAAACTATATCAACAGTTCCTACCTTGCTTTCATCAATCCCGGCCCATGCTGTCCAGTAGTCTGCAATGGTGACCTTTGCCGGGCGTGCCATCATTACGAATGGAGCGTATGGAGTCATATAGTCAATTATTTTGTCAATTGCAAGTTGGGCTATTAGCATTTAGTACTCAATCCAAATTGACCCATTTTTTCCAGCGAATCCGGTCGTAGGCTGGCTATCTGGTCCAACTTGAGCACCACCTGACCCAACTGAATATGAATAAGAATTTCCAGGTATTACTGCCATATAAAAACATAGCATCTCTCCAGCGCCGCCGCCTCCACCTGCCTGACCTAGCCCACCGTCACCGCCCGATCCTAAGTCATTTTTTATCGACCCAAGTGCAGTAACTGCAACTCCAGCTGCGCCTGACCCGCTTGAATTATTTCCACCATTACCACCGGTAAATGATTTTTCTCCAGATAATGCAGCGCCTGAACCACCAGACCCTCCGGTTCCTCCGGAAGATTGAGCATTTAGACCTTTTATTCCTTTGTGAGCAGTTTTACCGTTAAACGTAGTATCATTTCCGTTATTTCCACTAATTGAAAAACATGCACCGCTAGCCCCGCCAGCGCCTATTCTAACAAATATATTATTAACACCATCTGGACATATCCATGACCCAGAACCAGTCAATGAAAGCATACCATGGACCCTGTTCATCCCTGATATATTTTTAACAGTAACATTGCTTAATGTTTTTATTTTACCAATCTTTGAATAAACCAATGATAGATCTCCATCATTGATGGCCAAAGCCTCATCAAACAAATACAAATTACCAGATACGTCATAATAACCGTTTGCCACCTTATTCCATGAAACTCCGGTCAAATTTGCGACAAATGAAGCTGTACAAGTCAGAGTATCAACTGATGGTGTAATCTTTACATACTTGGAAGCCGTACCGGTAATAGCCGTGTCGGCGTCTACCTTGTACAGAATACCGCCGACATTTAGAACTGCGCCCTGAATTATATTCGACCCATTAACCGGGTCAACCATCCCAATGCCTCGAACTAATTCGGCCAATTGATTATTCTGTGCCTGATATGTATTAGCTATCAATCCTGCCACCGGAGAAACATCAGGGAAAACTACTTGTACTATTGCCATATCAATTAGCCTCTTTAATTTTTATAAGTAAATTAAACATAATCCCACGCAACGAAACCTGCGGCTGATCATCAAATACAACGTACATGGGTTTCATTTTTTCTCTATTTGTTTCGTAGATATCAATAAAAAATGGCATGAATCTTGACTTGATAATATATTGATTGACAAAATAATCCTTCTCAAAATCATCAACGTTATCAATATTGAATTCAAGTGCGCTCACTGGCATTGTATATAATCCAGAGTATTGAAAATCAGTTGATCCGCTTATCACAGAATTATCTATCAATGATGGCTTATAATTATTTGTAAATAAATCTACCTGTTTATAAACCCCTGTCCATAATGTTCCTATTCTAAGAACATCTAAAGAAGATACGGTTATAACAAGTTTTTTTACATTATCGATTTTGTTAAAATAAATTATGCCAATGTCTTTTATATCAGAGTCAAGGCCAGAATATAGAACATTATCAAGCGAATCAAGTAATTTAAATGATATTGAATTTAACGTGTGGTATGAATAGAAAATACAGTTCAATGATTTTGTATTGTTAAAAATGCATGTTATTACAGAACTAGATATAAGACACTGCCAACGCTTTTTCTTATATCGATGAATCATGCTCTCCACAGGGTAATTAATCGAACTTGCGGTTGCACTCATTGTAGAGTCATTTAATGCATTTTCAAATAAAATCCGCATGTAAAGATAATATCATGCGGATTATTAGACGTCTATCACCCCATTCGAAGCCGAACGTTTCCGTTTTCTATTTCTTTGGCTACTGCCTTTGCCAGTACAACTGAATTCAGCTCATTTATAATAGTTATATCTTTACCGATTCCACCGATTTTATCCATGATCCTGGACGCAATTTTATCGGCGAATTGATTCATAAATGGCTCACCACTCGCTCCGCCATTTAACATCATTTCAGGGCTTCCGTTTTCGGCAACAATTACCTGTGCGCCTTGACCCGATGCTCCTGGTATAGCCATACCACCGGTCGCAAGGGCAGGAGGCCTTGGCTTTGCCCCAGCAACGGCGGCAATCTGGATACCACCAGCAATCCCGGCAACGGCAGCAAGCGCAATTCCAAGGATAAAAGGCTGAGTACTTAGGGCGCTAATAACAGCCATGGCAGTTCCAGCAATGGCGTTAAGCATTTGCAAATTCCATTGCTCTAGACTTGATTTATACTGTAGCTGCGCCTTGTCATGTTCGTATTTTTTATCAGTTTCGAGTTTTTTCGCTGCAGCATCGGCTAGTATCTGTTGCTTTTTAAGTTCTTTCTCTGCTGTTGACTGAGCCTCAAGGTCACCGGCAGCGATGGCAGCGTCAAGCTGGGCCTGGGCAGACTCAACTGCCGTTTGATCATCGACTCCGGCAGCCTCAAGCCTGGCCTGCGTGTCAGCGTCAAGATTATCAAGTAACTGCTGATGCTGCGCATCAAGCGAGTCCAATTGACTTTGGCTCATTGCTTGATATAGTCCGCCAAGAGCGGAAAGTAGCCCTTGAAATGCCCCGCCAACCTGGTTAACAAATCCCCCAATTGACCCAATGCGGGAATTTAGCGAATCGCTTTCTATCTTAGCCTGTTGCTCTGCGGAATATTTGGCGATTGCTGTAGACTGGTCAGCGTATTCCTTGTCACTTGCAAGCATTAAAGAATTTGCGTCTCGCAATGCCTTGATTTCCTTGTCAAGGCCTTCTTTTTTCTTATTTGCCTCTCTGTCAACGCTATCTACTAATCCGTCTGAATATGATTGACGGAAATTTGCGGTCAATTCTTGGGCTTTTCTTTTTTCCTCTTCTGTTGCATTGGTTGCTTTGGCTTCATTTTTTTGCGTTTCAATGATTTTTTTAGACAACTTATCAGCCAACGCGGATTGTGCCTCTGTCATTACTCCAGTATTAATAAGCTCATCGCGCTGCCTAATCATTGACTCTATAGTTCCGTCAAGCGCTGATTGGAGTTCTTTTTCTTTTGATGATTGCTCTGATTTTTTCTTGTTAAGGTCTTCTATGTGCTTTTCTGCGCCTGACCTGATTGCCATTTCCTTGACAATTCCGTCCCTTGCAGCGGCAGAAAAAACACCGTCTTTTTCTGCTTGCTTCTCGATTTCATTTATACGATTGCTGGCCAGAGATGATATTTTTTTGTAGTAATCTTCGTCACTAATTAGCTGTTGATCATGCATTTGGCCATAAACAAATCGCGCCTTATCATATTCGCTTGTAAGATCTTTTCTTGACTGTGCCTCTCGTTCAATGTCCTGCTTTCTTTTTTCTACGTTGGCCTTTTCGTCAGCTGCAGCTTTATCTTTTACGGCCTGGGATTCGCGAGCGGCCTGGGCGGTCCCGTCGAGTTCTTTTGCTTGATTTAGCAAGACAATATTTTGAGCGCGTAATGCCTCAGTATTTCCAAGTGTTTTACTCGTAGAAGTTGCAACGCCCTGATAAAGTTCTGTAACTCTGTCAATATGTTTTTTAGCGGCCTCGTAGGCTTCGCGCTCTGATTGAGTATGACGTTGTGTCGCTTCGTAATTGCTTATTATTGCCCTGTCGGACTTTGTTAGATTGTCAATTTTTTCTTTGGCTATCTTATTATTTTCTGACTGGAATTCTGTCTGTTTTTTTATTAATTCATTATTTCTCTGAATTTGGTTATTTATAGCGGATAGTGTATCTTTATTTCTTTCTTCGTTTAGTTTTTTTTGGGCATCAGAAACATCACCTATAGTTGCCCTATTTAAGTCCATAACTTTAGACAATTCAGGGTATAGTTTTTTTAGTGAGTCAATTTGTTCTGATGATAATTTATGCGCCCTTGTAACGTCATTCACTGGGCCAATTATTTTATTGAATTCGCTTGCGCTTGACTGGGCAGAAGCTATTAATTCAGAATTTCTCTTGATCATTCTTGACGTTGATGTCTCAAATGCTCCAGCAGAAACTGCGGCGGCCCCAATTCCTATTGCAATGGTTGACACTGCAGCGGCAATAAGACCAAATGGGCCCAGCGATGTGGCAGCGGCAAGCCCAATGCCCTTGATTACGCCAATTACAGACGGGCCAGCGGCAGCAAAGGCCAAGACAGCCCCGGCAAGGCCGCCAATGGTCACAATGGCGACTTTTACCGGACCCGGAAGCGATGCCAAGGCGTTAAGCAAAAACGTTGCAACCTGAGCCATTCCACGCATGGCGGGGGTGGCAGCCTCGCCAAGGCTTGCGGCCATGTTTGTTGTACTTGCGGTCAGTTTTTGCAGGTCACCGTCAAGGCTATCCATTTTAATGCGAGCAGTTTCTGCGGCAAATCCCTGTTGATTGACCTTGCCAATCCATTCATCGATGCCCTTACCGCCTTGTTCCATGAGGACAATCGCGGCGCGCTTTCCATCGTTTCCAAAAAGCGTTTGCAAATATTCTGATTTTTCGGCCTCAGTGAGTCCGCCGAGTTTTGTTTTGAGCTGTTCGGCAACGTTTGAAATTCCAACGAATGCGCCTTTTGAATCATAGGCACTAAATCCTAATTTTTTCATCAGGGTACCGGCCTCAGCCGATACGGGCACCAAATTTGAAAGCATGGTTTTCATACTTGTGCCTGCGTCAGACCCAAGTAGAGAATTCGATGCAAATGCTGCAAGTGTCCCGGTTGTTTCCTCCAGGCTTAACCCGGTTTTGCTTGATACCAGTCCGACTTGCTTGAATGCTGCAGTGAAATCGGACACTTCGCCAATAGCATTACCAGCAGCGGCTGACAACAGGTCAGCAATATGCACAACGTCTGACCCAGTCTTACCAAACTGCGTCATAATACCGGCTGCGGCTTCTGCGGCATCGCCTACGCCCATTTCACCTGATGCCGCCAGCGCCATGGCACCAGCAAGTCCACCGCCAATAATATCAGAGGTAGATACACCGGCCTTGGCTAATGCCTCGATGCCGGCCAGGGCTTCCGTATTAGTTTTACCATAAGTCTTGGCCGTTTCGTCGGCAATGGATGCAAACTGCTTCATTTCGTCGGCACTGGCTCTTGTGGCAGCTTTTACTCCAGCAAGAGCGGCGCTATATTCTGACGCGGTTGAAACAAGTGAGCGGAATGCAACCGCAACTACTGCGGCTGCGGCAACGGAAGCGGCAGAAAATCTTGTAGAATCTTGCCCGGTTTGCTTTTCTGATGCCGACAGTTCTTTGTATTGAGATTCGAGACCAACTAATTCGGACTTGACTGATTTTAGATCGGCAATCTCTCGCGCGGTAAACCCGCCCTTCTGGGCAGCTGTCGCTTGGATAAAGGAAATTTCTTGCTTGCGAACGGCAATAGACTGCTCAATTGCTTGCTTTTGGGTAAGCGCACCGGATTTTACGGCATCGTCAAGACTTGCAAGATATGTTTTAACATTACCAATTGACTTTGAATAACTGCTAGAAAAAAGGTTGCTGGCAGTATTTCCCATGTCAACAACATTTTTTCCGAATTTATCAATGCTATTTACTGCCTGACTAATGTCAGATTGCAGTTTATCAAGCCTTATTCTGACCTCTGAAAATATACTTCCGGCGTCTTCTCCGTTTGCACTCATTCCGCTATTATATAGGCGATAGACTGAGCGGTCTACAACTGGCGCTTGTCGTATTTGTCCTTATTCTGCAGGTAATACCAGGCCCGATTATTGATGTCATCGGTCAAAAGCTTGTCACCTGGGTAGCGTTCAAATCGACCTCCAATATGGTTAGACGGATTATCACCGCCAAGGGTAGCCAATGTGGCTGCCTTAATCAGCAATTCATAGGTAACACTATCGATGTCTGATCGGCTTGCCCCAGTAATCCATGCTACAAGCGGAGCAGTGAATTCTGGTGGCAAAAGGAATTTGCTGGCCATTTCTATGCCGTCATATTGCTTTTTTAATCTTATTTTTTCTGGGCCATGTGGCAGGGTTTTCCAGATTTCTTTGATTGATCCAAGCTCGCGTGCGATTGATTCGTGGTCAATGTAAGATCCGGCCATTTTTATGAGGTCATCATATGTCGGGTTGGCCAAGGACAATCGCAATAGCTGATCATGGCGCTCGGCATATGCTGACATCTCATCAACTGTTGGCTCTCGCTGACTTGCGATCTTGTCCCAGAATGTTTTGATCATGGTAATGTCGCCAATGGCATAAATTTGCGCTTCCGAAAGCTCGCGCAAAATAACGACAACTTGCCCCATGTGCGGCCATGATGTAACTACTGGTCGGTAAATTCCGTACCCCATTTTTTCAATGTCTGATAGTTCAGCGTGTCTTGGCGGTTGCTTAAGTGTTTTTTGTATCCAGGTTCGCTCATATTTTTTGGAAAGGTCGGCAACAGTTTTTTCTAGGTCAGTCATTTTCTAATAATGCCATAATGTGCGCGAGTTGTCAAATAGTGCTTGACATATTCCGCATGTCATAAGATAATGTAACAATGAATATAGAAATTTTGCTTAGGAATATAGAAGCGCAGTGCAAACGCGTTAATGCCGCTGATGGTTGCCATGGTATACTGCAATTGATAGCTGATTATCGCCTGGAAGGGGCAAGGGTTGGATTTTTGGATAGCATGAGTGACGAAAAATGCAGGGAAGAGTTTGATAAATGGGTTGAAAAATACTCAACGAAAATTGAGTGCGATTGGATGCAAACAATTCCCAGCAAATACGAAGATGAGGATTTTTACCGTGGGGCATTCCTTGGATTTTATGCAGGGATGAATGCTCGAAGCAAACCAGCTAATAAGACTAAAGCACTTACGGTTGAGCAGATAGCAACATTGTTAATCAATTACCCGTTCGATATTCATGACAGGACAAACTCCTGTTATAATGCTGCAAAAGCCATCCATTCCGCCATGCCTTCCGAATCTGATCATGTAGCGGAATTGACAGCAAGGATAAAAATCCTTCGGAACGAATTGCGCGAAGCTGATGAAGATGAGAGGCTAACAGAAGAAAAACATTTGTTGGGAATTTCAGTTACCGAATCTGTGCATAATCAAAAAACTAAAGAATTAAAAATGATAATTTCCACCCTTATCCAACAGCGCGATAAGTTGATGGAATTCGCAGAAGAATATGCAAGGAAAAACCCAAAGCATCAATGTCCTAACCATACGGAACAAGATCCAAACGGAGTGCATGCGCTTATCCAAGAAATAAAGGCCACAAAATGAAACCACTCCAGATTGAATTTGAACGACTGGCAGATGAGTACTTTGCAAGTACTCTATCGCTACGAAAGGATAACAACGATAACTATATAGACATTTCAGTGCAATCCAGGTGGATTTGGTTTCAAAATGGCGCACAGGCCTCAGATGGAGATAGAATACTCCAAGAGAACTACAACCTAAGAAACAAACTTTCGATAATCAATAAAATTCTGTCAGTAAAATTAAGCAATGAAACAATTGCAAAAATAATCGATATTATTGGAGGATAAAATGCAAGAATTGGTCGATGTCGTTGTGTCTATTGCGGTTCTGATATTTATTTTAATAATAGTCAATGAGGTAATTAAAAATGCGCCTAACAAGAAAAATGATCGAAAGAGCAAACCTGGACAATTTGCCAAAGGGCCACATCTTAAGGTTAACCGCTCAGGAATTAGACTTGGCAGCGGTTGGCCACTTTGAAAAAATGACGATATCAACGCGCGAATTCTACTGCGCGTTGATTATGGCTAAAAGGTCATGGGAGGAATACACTAATGAAATGGACAAGCGTGAAAGAACGTCTGCCAACAATTAATGACGTCTACGATCATAAGACGGGGGGAAGATCTGATTTTGCAATAGTTTTTGCAAAAGGAATTTCGGCAACTCCTGAAATTGCATTATTTACCATCCAAAAGGATGGAACTGTTGCCTGGGATTTTGCAGACGATGGCATGGAATGGTTTGTCATTACACATTGGATGATTCCAGAAATTCCCGGTGATAATTAATGTCTGAATTCATTCGCCAGTCAAAAGACTGGCATTTTTGTCTTGATGCTGACATGCTAAAAAAAGAACAGCCAAAAATAAAAGAAAGCGACGTTGCAAAAGTCATCTATTCAGAGTTGCTAAATTCACCATCATCCAGGGTCTTGCTTGAGCGTATTGCCGACATTTGCAAAATTTACAAAGGCCGCAGGCTTACCGATGCAACAATGGTTCAGGTTGACAGCCTGGCTTTGAAAGACAGAAAACTGGTGTATATTGATAGGGAGTATATCGCAATAAGGGGGAAGTAATGAGCACCAAAAATTGGAATAATCCCGATATGGGAAACGTCGACCAGGATAATAACGCCATTGAATCAATCATAACCAAGGTAATAAACGACCTTGGCTCAGTTCAAAAAAAGGCTATCTATCGTGAAAACTGCGGGCCGTCCAGCTTATCGGCGTGCCTCGAATCACTTGGCGTTGACCAAAATTCAGTATGTGGAATACTGCAGCCAGAAGACTTCTATGCATGCGCCATGAATGATGGAAAAATCATTCAAAACAAATATTTTGACAAGCCGGTTAACCGGTATCTTGAGGCATACCCACTGATTATTGGAATTCTTTATCCATCTCTTAAATCGTCAGTAAAAAAACTAGACAATGAAGTGCTTCGCAAGAGCTTGTCAGCGCCCGATACCGCATGTATCATCAACCTGATAAATCCTGGACATTTTGTGGCCGCGTTTCATATCGACGAATCTGGAATAATTTACTACAACGATAGTTGGTTAGGTGATTTTTTCAATCCGTCGCCTAAGCATAAGCGATCTATCCATATTGACCAGATTTTTTCAAACATGAAAAATGGATTTATAGAGATAATCCTATGAGCGAATACAGTCGATGCTTACGCAAGAAAGCTTACGCAACAAAAAAAGAGGCTAAGAAAATAGCGTCTTTTGTAAGAAAAAAAGCATTGGAAGCGTACTGTTGCGAATTCTGTGGAATGTTTCATATTGGTCATAAAAAATGGAGGCCGAAAAGTGAACAGTAAATTTATAGAATCAAAAAATGCAGAGGCATTGGCAAAAAGAATAATAAGTCCAGGCGATAGAATTGGGTGTGTTCGTTGCCTTGGGAGAAAAATTGTATTTACATTTAATCATTGGGACGGTCATTGGATGGTATCAAAAACAGGTATATGTGATTTTTCTCCGGTTAATATATACTCAATAAATGGAACTAAAATTTCATTAATATAAAAGGGGCCGACCTGGCCCCTTAAAAAATTATACAGTAAGTACGTGCAGGGCATCGAATTCGGAAACGGTCAGGAACTGGGTCACCGTGTCAGCTTCATTGTCAGCGCTTGAGATCGGATCTTTGTACGGGGTGACTGCCAGGGTGTATACTCCGGTCTGGATATTTCTGTCCCCGGCAGTACCGCCGACGCTTGAAAGCATGGCTGACTTGCATTTGCGCCATAGGTATCCAATACGGTTTGATTCGTTGCTGTCATCCTTGCCATAGACGCCGCTAAACCATTCGATCTCAATCGAAGGTCGTTCGCTCGAAGACCCTGGGGCGACATAGGCTTCTTCGGTGTAGCTGTCATCCCGGAATGTTCCGCCCTCAAGCATTGCCCGTAGGTTGATGTCCATTGCAACATCGGTAACCGTAATGTTTGATCCCATTCGGTAGCCACGTGTGATAATGGCGGTGGCACGGCCTGAGCTGTCGAGGACTTCCAAGCGCTCGCTATCCTTGCTGACAGGCTCCTGGGCAACACTCTGTTGAGTATCGAGCTTGACGAATTCGGTACCGAAGCCATAGCCAAACCCAGCGAACTTGGCAACTTCTCCGCCAATCTGCAGGTACTTGGCGGCTCCAGGGGTGGTCAAGGCAAGCAAAAGCCGCCCGGTTGCCGTTTCTACCGATGCCGTCAGATTGGTAACTGCGGCTGATGTCAGTGCGGTAACCAGTTCGGCAGCGGTTACGGCGGTAATACCACCAGCCGGGGCCGGAGTGGTCAGGTTAATGGTATCACTGACAACCGCCCCATTGTCCGTTTTTATTTCGATAGTAACAGCGGCAGGCAACAGGGCCCCACTAAAGTTAAACGGTCCAACCGCAGAAACTTGACGGGATACAGACGGGTTGCCCGCGTCGGGATTTGAACAGCGCAGTCGTGCCATTACGACGGGCCCCTCAAATCTTGCGCTTTCTCTTAAAGCCATTTTTTTCTCCCCGCCCTGTAGTTTTAGTTACGGGGCATTGAATTGCTGGAATATACATTCCAAACTTATTGTACCATCATCAGACACAACGGACAATACTCCCACGGTTCCATTGGGCATGGCGTCCAATATCAGGTACCTGTCGTCAAGTCCTGTGCCGGAGATTGGCTGGCCATCAATCAGATTTACTATATCTTTTTTCATGTACGACCGTAATTGCATCATTTGAGATGGAAGTGAATGACCGATGAATCTCCATCGTACATAGCCAAAAGGTGTTGGCTCTTCTTTTACGACAATATAAGGGGCAGCTGGAAGAGGCATACCAAACGGTATGACATTTTTCCATGCACCTGTTTTTGCTTTTGCGACTACTAAGTCAATCATGATTTCATCATCTCCCTAACGGCGACAATATACGCATTTCCATATATCTCGATTAGCGGCCTGAGCATTTCGTTCTGCCTATTGTTTGCCTTCTCAAGATAAATCCCCCACTCGACGCCATGAGCCAAGAAAAATCCAACAGCCTCATCGGTTGCGAACGCTTCGCCAAAAACTCTGCTTTCAGTATCTCCTGTTTGGTTTGTCCAAAAGCGTCCTGTCCTTCCCTGACCTGGCGGCTGCACCTGGTGAAAATGTTCAAGCGCCGCCCCAAGGGTTGCCAATGCAAGCGCCTCAAGGCTTGGCAGTACCTTTTTATCATAATGCCCTTGGATCTTTTGGGAAACCGACCTGGCGTCATCAATAGCGCTCATGACGACGGATAAAGCGCAGCTTCAAGCGCCTGGACCCCACCGAATTTATCCAATGGAGCAACCTTGCCAACTCTAAATCCTGAAAATTGGTCACCTTCTTTTATTGATGAATTCCAAGGTGCCAGCGCATACATACTGGCGGCAGAATCAAGTCCTACCCCGGCCATTGCCTGGACAGCAGACACAATCCTAGATTCGCGCGACAGTCTACAAATTATCGTAACCGAAACAGGCGATCCGGTGATATCCTCGCACTGTCCGCCAAAACCATCGGATATCATCGGCCTGCGCTGGACAGTAAAGCTGTGCGGGCTTTGGGCAATGTGTTCAGCAATACCTCTCCTGGATTGATCAAGCAATAATCGATTAATCAAACCATCCCCCCAGCTATTTCTATCGCCTGTCCCTTTCCCCATCGTCCGGTACTTCGCTTTTCTTCACCTGATGCAATCGCGGAATAATCGGCTGAAATTTGGCGATAGAAAGCAAGCATCTTGTCGATGCTGGTGTATTCCGTTGACTCGGCACCGTCTGAATTTTTAACCATTTGGAGCCTTGCCCCAAGTTTGGTAATGATTGCAGCGAAGCTACGGATAACAGCTCCCTGTTGCTGGAATCCATCGACCCATTCACCAATGCGAGAGTCAGCAACTTGCAAGTCGGTTATCGGAACATAGGCAGACCCATTATGCATCATATACGCTCCAGTATCCAATAGGTTGTATGCAACCTGAGGCGCTGGCGACACTGGAAGGGCAGCAAGATTGGCTACCTGGATAATATCAATGAATTCTGCAGGATCATTAATTGTCAGGCGCACGGCCTTGACTTCGCTGAACGTTGCCATGTGGTTATTATATCATATAAATAATTGCATGCAACCATTGACATATGCCGCACTTGGGTCTACATTTGTATAAATGACTGAGAAATAAATCATCCGAAGGGAGCGCAAAAATGCCAAAGAAAGACCATGGAAAAGAAATCATTGAACAGATGCTGGACGCTGCGGAAAAATTACCGCCACAGCTAACCGTCAAGCTGGTTTATGGTAAAATAAATCATCTTGACATGGCCATTATGCTGGAGTTTTTGAAATGAACGCAAAAGAACTTCTACGCAAGCGTGATCTATGCTTCAAAGCAGCGCACGAATGCAAACCAATCGATATGTGGAAAATTTGGGTAAACAAAGGCAATCAATTGCATCAAATGGCAATGCGGTCGATTGAAAATGATACCTCAGTAATGGATCGTGAACGAATGCTTGAAATTGCGGTTGATAATATGTATAAGGATATCATGGATAGTGTAGTTCCGTTTATTAAACCATTTGTGGAATGGGTAAGCAAAAAGCTTAAATAAAAAAGGCACCCAATTGGGTGCCTTAATCTTTCCTGCCAGACTATTAGCTGGGCAAGGTTACCTTTACGATGTACCCAAAGCCCGCGCCAACACTGGTTGAAGGATAGCTTGACCCAAGGAACACTTTTGAGAACACGCCCTGGATACGGTACCATGCGCGCGCCTCTGTGCTCAGCTCGAGGACAGATCCGCGACCAGTTTCCATGGTCAATGGGCGCTTAGTGGCGACGGTCAGCACACCAGGCACGAAAATGTAGCAGGTTCCGGCGGTTACACCGGGGAAGCTGGCGGTTTCTTTTCCGATGGTGAACCCGTCATTGATGCCACGGTCGTATTCCACAAGGTTTGCAATGGGCAATGCCGGACGGTTTGCGGCCCGTGAATCTGCTCCGTTGCCGTTCAGTTGGCCCATGATGACATTCTGAATCTGCCATGAGTCGGCGCTATTGCAGAGCACGGACAAGGTCGGAGCGTTGATCTTGCGCTTGGTCTGGATGTCCTTGAGTCCACGGATCAGCTTGACACCGGCCATCATGGTTTCATAGGTCTTTTCGTCCAGGGTAAGCCCTGCGGTTGCAATGGCATCCTGCGACTGGGTGGCAACAAAGGTTGAACCAACAATCAGTCCAACGGTTGCGGCGTTGCGCGCATCGGTATCGGAGTCAATTGCAGCCTGGACAACCTTGTCCATGGTGAAAAACTTGTTGTAAAGCATGTTTTTGAAGCTGTCTTTCCAACCGATGGCCTTGATTGACAAGGTGATACTGTCAGTATTGCCGCCGTTCTGCTCGATCAACGGGACAGCGTCTCCGGTCCCAGCGATGGTTCCCATCATCCCACGGAACTTGGAAACGTCGCGCAAGGGAACGATTTCACCGAATTCGAAATTGACCTGTTCGTCAGCGATCAAGCTGGTGAGGTCAGGCGATTCGATGGCACGGCGGGTAGTATCGACAAACAGCTTTCCGAAAAAAGCGTCAAGGTCGGTTTGGCTGGGAGGCTGGGCGGCGTTTTCGACAACGATCTTGTGGCGCAGTTCTTCCATTTCAGCCATGAGTTCAACATGACTTTTTTCCGACTCGAAACGCCGGGAAGGCCCATTGGTTCCCTGCAGGTTTTGGTCCTTGCCGCCTTCAAAAATACGGGCCACGACATTTTTGGTTTTTTCCTTCCGTTCAGCAACGATGCTGTCGGAATTATACACTTTCAACATTTTTCAGCTTCCTTTTAGATCAGCTTGGGAGCGACGCCGACAACCTTGGTGACAGTTCCGGCCTTGATTGCAGCGACATAACCAATCAGGTAATACCCGCTGGTGCTGGTATTGGAAAATTCACCAGTAGTGGGCTTCCAGTATACGGCAGCATTGGCGGTACCAAATGTTGCTTCGCCAGTGACGTACTTGTCAATATGGAAAACCCGATCAGTCATGATGGAAAATCCGCCAACTGCTGCACTTGCCACGGCCTCATCGGCCACCAGGCCATGTCCAGCCAGAACAGCGAATTCAAACTGAGCAATGTCAGCCCCGCTGGTATTGGTAAGGCGCAAGCTTGAGGCCTGTTCCTTGGATACGAAAACCGTACCGAATGCCATTTTTTTATACCTTTACTACGGGCACGCCCGCGATTTTCTGGCCATCGATTCCCTTGTCCTTGGGGTCGCTTACGCGATTTTCAACGCTGGTGTGGTCAACCTCTTGGGCTGCCAATGCTTTGGCGATCTCGTCAGACCGAAATGCGGCAAGTGCTTCGACGGTAATTGACATCAAAGTCGGAAAGCATTTATCTGCGTAGACACGTACTTTTCCAGCTGACCCGAATTCCTTATCAAGCGCCATGCGCACGCGGTCAGATTCAACCGCTGCCAACTGTTCCTTGAGCGCGGCATTTTCCTGGGCAATTTTGGGATCGCTCAGGAGATTTTCGGCGCTCATGCTTACGGCAATTTCGCGCAGGTCGATACCTGGCGTTTCCTTGACCGCTGCAAGAATTTCTTCTTTTGTCACTTTGGTTGCCTCTTCAATTTTTTCGGACCCTGCCCGGAATCCCACCGAAGCAATCGCCGTCGCTTGAATTTTTGAAAATCCCGCATCCCGCAGGAATCCCTCAAATTCTCGCACAGTTTCAGGCCGATGGAAATCGGCGTGATTTTTTACTTTTAATTTTTTGTACATTGAAATCGCTTGATCCATGGTTGAAATATCGCCAGGGGCATCAATATTGTCCATCTTTTCAGCGAACCCATTGTCAACAATCTTCTGACCGAATAGCCAGGTCTCAGCGTCCATAAGTACCTTAATTTCTTGAAGAGATTTTCCAGTAATCCTGACGTACTCATCAGCAATCATAGCAGACCACGAGTCAAGCTGATCGGCCATTTTTCTAAGGTCGTTTTGATCTCCCCATTCGCCTGACTTTGCATTATGGATCATAAAAGACGTTGTCTTTCGGGATATTCTTTCATCAAAACCAAGGGCCACGACAGTACCAGCGCTAGCAACAATAGACCCATAGAAAACAGTTTTTTTAGCTGGATATGATTTGAGCATTGTCATTATCTGAATACCAACGAAGAAATCACCGCCCATTGAATCAAGTTCAACGGAAATGTCATCCCCACCAGCGTTCATTAATTCATTTTCAACGAATGCAACTGTGATGCCAGTTTTAAGCTCTTCGTTTCTCCAGCCAATATCACCCGACCAGCGCAACTTTTTCATATGGTTATTATGCAATGTAAAAAATAAGCCGTCAAGCATCCCTATATTTGTTGGCGTACCACCTATCAAGGTCAGGTACCGGTTCACCAGCATTCCAACGCTTGATATCTGCAGTTATTTGTTTAAGGTCTTTTAGTACTGCTCGAACCTGGCAAAAGCAATTATGTGAAGCAAAGCCATTTGCTATAAAAGTATGCGTATTTTCAACCGTAAGATTATAAACAAACCCATTGTAATGTTCTGACTTAACAGATACAATAGCGCTATTATGAGTGCAAGAATTAATATTGATCGGCTGGTGCTGGTTGACTTGTTTTGCAACAAGAACCTCCCAGTTAACCAAATCTCTAAAATTCTCGGTGTATCCAGGGGATGTGTCGGCAGAAACCTTATTGATAATGGGTTCGATATTCCTGGGATCTCCGAAGGTCATAGGAGAAGCTATGTTAATGGAAGGATTTCTAACACTGGCAACGCGCACGCCGCGGTCAGGGGCAGGGTCGTGTCTGATGAAGAGCAAGCCAAACGCGCGAAGTTCTACTCCGGAACATTCCGTAGTCCCTATGAGCGCATGCTGTATGAGTCCTTGGCCGCTATTGGTGAAAAGCCTTCCCCCAATTTTGTCGTCGGTAGATTCAGTATCGACCTTGCTTTTGAGGACGTAAAACTGGCCGTTGAAGTTGACGGAGGTTGTTGGCATACTACCGCCAAGAAAAGACTCTCTGATGACAAAAAATCCGCTTTCATCGAACCGCTCGGATGGGTTGTTGTCAGATACAAATTTGACAAGCGGGACGGATTCGATGTCAACGCTTACGCTCGTGATATTGTCGCTAAGCTTAATATCATGCGCCAAAACCCAATCTCCGCCAATTAAAAAAGGATGCTCAGGAGTTGCTTGAATTTTTCTTTCATTGGAAACAAATTCAAGTAACTCTCCGTCATACTTTGTTTTCCAACAGTGTGTTATTGACTGAACTGAACCGTCATGACTTATTACAAGATCGCCAGGTATTAGGCTATCAATTTTTCTTTCACCGTACGGAGTCATTATCATCGTACCAGCTGGGTGACAATTTGCATGAGGTTGTGCCGGAATATTTGCGGCAGCATATGGTCCGCCTGCAGCAAGGTCAGGGCAAGCGCATTCGTGCTGTTGGTTATTTACTCGCACCCAATCGTATAGCCCAGTAGCCGCAGGGTTTTCTTGTCCTTGCATTACAGCCCCGATTTTCATTGATGCCCCAAGCTCCGACCGCACCAGACGCAATGCGCGCCAATCGACATTTTTTATGACTACCTTTCCCCATTTGGCCGACGTATACGCTTTATCCAACGCGTCTATTCCGCCATTGGTATAATCGCCAATTGATCGAGCAATGTCAGGCACTGATTTTCCTTGAGCAATTCCAGAATTTATTAATCTGGTTATTTGAGTTTGATAGTCTTCGCCAATTTGCCAAGCCCGAGTTGATAGCGTATACCCATCTTGATACATTCTATTAGCAGTGTCAGCAATTAGCCGATTATTCACGCGCACAATCATATTGTGAATTCCAGCTTCCGTTACTTTCTGAGATCCGGCAAACAACTCTTTTAAAAGTTTTTCATCAATCGCACCATAAAGGGCCTGGCCTGCAGACACGGTAGCCGGTATCTGGTCAATTATTTTTTCCTGAATAATACCAGTACTCATGCGTAATTGGGCTTCGATTGAATCAAGGCGCTCTGCGGCCAGGCCATTGGCGTTATAAAAAGCAGTTTCTACCATGTCCGCAGCGTCTGCATATGCCTTTTTTATCTCATCGATTCCTGATCTTATTAGTGACGGCCATCGATTGCGTGCTTTTACATAGGCGGTGTTATATTCTGATGCCGTCAATTATTCCTGTCCCCCAGCAGATTGGGCGTCCAAATATGAGGCTTCTTTGAACTGTTTGAACTTGGCGGCATCCTGGCGAAGCGCTCTGAATTCTTCGTAAGATTCCATGGTTGACGATGGATAAAACGCTTTAAGCTGATTGTGAATTATCGGTCCTGGAATTCCTGCTGCAGTAAGTTTATCAACAGCATTTCCGACTTTTTCAAAAATCTCTGACTTGCTTTTTTCTGATAATGCGTCCAGGAGATTCCACTTGACCTCAATGTCAACTGGCAATGCCAGCATATTTGATTTAAGCAAAAGCGCAAGCGCTGACCGGAAAACTTGTGCCCATTTGTCTGTATGTTGCTTTTGTTTTTTTCGGCAATAGGACATCAAGCGCTCCATTTGTTCCTCTGCGCTTGCGTGGTTGCCTGTAGTCACCAATCCATAGGCAATTTCTGGGATGCTTGAGCCCTGGCAAATAGCGTAAAAAATAACGCTTAAAAGTTTCTCGTATTCTGCGCCGGAACCTGTGAGTGAAACATATTTACTCGATTCCTTTTCACCATTGACCACAAAGTCAAGATTCTGTATGTCAAGATCGCCTATTGAGAATGATTGATTTTCTATCCAGCTATCAACATTATCCGTTTTTTGCTCAAGAAACGGCTTAAACTTAGACAGCAAAGTCACCCATTGCAATTTCACATCATGATAGGCCTTAAGGTCAGGGGCAATGCGCTCAAGATCAGAATGCCCGCGTTTACGTCCAATATCAGGCTCATTGGAAAATGGTACTGGCATTATGCCAAGCGGGTTTTTTGTGATCGTGGTTATGCCATCGCGCGTGTCGCGGATAATATCTTTTTTCCATGACCTAATTCTGGTCATGGTCTTACTTTTTCCGTATTCTGATTGTATCGTAAGCTGTTCCGAACTGATAACCTCCAAAAGCTCACCGGTATCAATATCAGATATAACATCGGAAATTCTATCGTCAATGATTAGCTCAAGATCGACATCCATAGTCGATGAATTAAAAAATGGCCAAACCCATATGGTGCCATCGCCATGGCTTGACGCGTGGACATCATCAAATTTGACAACCATTTTCTGTACCCAGTCAGATAGGATCTTTTTGGCTCGCTCGTCAGTAGTAATTGGTATCGGTGTCCCCATGATCGAGACTGGCGTGTTTATGGCAGCATAAGCCAATGATCCAGCGAGTTTGAACCCTGGATACGTGTTTTTTAGTATTCCGCGCGTTAGCTCACCATTGATCTTAATATTTTCGGTCATATCAACCGTAAAGGGAGCGCGTCGCTTTGTCATGATTGAATTTTCAGTGTCTTGGGTAGACTTGCTTTTGAACCAATCGAAAATAGCCATAACCGAATTATAGCATTATTCCGGGTCTTGTAAATAGTTGACATAGTCCGCACTTAATGAGATAATTACGTCAGAGGTATAATTATGACAGGTGAAGAACTGGCCAATGACATTGTATCGACAATTGGCAATGATAGCGCGGTTGCCTTTCTTGTCCCTAAAATTAGGGAAATAATCAAAACGTCTTTTGATATTGGATTCAATGAAGAGCTATCGTCAGCGCAAAGAATCGTTTCTGCTGCACCGGATTTTTCAAAAACCGGAGATGAATTTTCAGAACCTCATATGCTGGACATCCGTGTATGATTGACAAAGAACTGATTAAGAAAGCGGTTAATAATTCCACTTGTTTGAATATCGGGCTTAGTTGTGATAGTTGCCCTATATCTCATACTAATGGATGGCCAGATTGGAATTGTGGGGCAAAGACTATCAATGGTAGATGGCTAGACATCGGCCTTCGCCCCCGCGCAATCCGCATCATGCAAGAGTGGCTTGATAAACAGGAGGAGAAGCGATGAAAAACATATTATGCATTATTTTCGGTCATAAGTTTGTATCAGGAATACACCCGTTTAATCACGAAGAGTACTCTTGGTGCGAACGATGTCATGCGCCAAATGAGTAAAATAAATGAATATTGATAAAGAACGTGAAGCTTTTAACGAGTATTCGGACAGGTTGTGTCTAAATGGCATACGACGAGATGACGCATGGATAATTTGGCAAGCCCGTGCCTCACTGATGCCAACGGTTGAGCAGATAGCCGAGGAATTACTTAGACAAACGGTAGCTTTGTGTATTGATAAAGAGAAAGGGCAGCTTGATTGCATTAAAATAGAAGATGCATCCAAAGCCATCCGCAAGCTAATGGAGGACGCAAAATGAAAGTTGGAGATCGAGTACACACGCCAAGCTATGGAGATGGTGAGATTATTACAATTACAGAAGATGTATTCGGTATAAAAGCTCATGGCGTTGTCCATGATACCCCAAATACTGATCATCTTCATGGGCTCAGTGGTAGTTGCCACGAAGATCATGGCTATTGGTACGCTGCCAGTGAGTTAACGGTAATCGAAACCAAACCACCATCCAAAGAATCAACCGACAAAACGGCTAAAATTGTTATAAACGGGCAAGAATCCGATCTGGTAATAATCGATCAGAGGGAAGTTGCTGGAAATGGCGATTACTTTATGCCAAAGCCCATTACCCAATCCGTCAATGAAGTGCTGGAGAAGTGGTTCAATGCTTGTGATTTTCCCAATTCTTTAGATACCAATGTGTTCAGATCATTCTGTTTTGCTATCGATCACTCCGCAGAAATCCTGGCAGAAATCAAAAAGGTAGGTGGATGAGATGAGTAAAATGTGTGAAGGGATTCTTGCCGATCGCGGACTAATGCCTACGGGAAAATTAAACAAAGCAATTATGCGATACCGAAAATTTGTAATGGACAACCAGGAAATGCTTGATCAGCTACTTGCTGAATTGCATAAAAGAACAGCGGAAGATAATGAATTTGCTGATTGGAAAAACAAGAGGGAGGACTAACATGGATTGCCGAGAAGAGTTTGAGAAGTGCGTAACATCATTAGGTTATTCAGTAGAAAGATACAATAGCCTACCGTTCCCATATATTGATGACTATTTAGAAGGAAAATTTGAAATATGGCAAGCCTGCTGGAATCTTCGCCAAGAATCAAAGCCGCTGACGGTCGATGAAAAAATTGTTTGGGAAGCGGTTGGAAGGCTTTATGAAAATGGAACAAATGATCTAAAAGATTGTGACATAGTTTCCCAAGCCATCCACGCCGCTCTACCATCGCAGCCAGATATTGAGCAGCTAAAGACAGAAATCGAGACACTTAAAGAACAAAAAGCAAAAGTCTACGGATGGCTTGATACTTCAAATTTTAAGGTCAATAAATATTCTGCAGAAAAGAAGCAGATGCGAGAAACAATTGAAGAGTTCAAGAAATTGATACTTGAAGGACAACAAACGCATACAAAGCAACTCGCCGAGCTTGCCCGCAAAAATGATCAGATTAAGCGGTTAGAAAATGGTCTGCGGTTAGCTGGTGGAATGATGCAGTTCGACAATAAATATGTCGACGATCTACTTGCCGAAATTGGGGAGGATTGAATATGAAAAAAAAGCCAACGGGATTTATAGCCATTTGTCAATGCGGAAATACTATCGGTGCTATTGATTTTGAAAGATCCAGTATGACCGATACAGGAAAAATACTTGGAAAATGGATTATTGACGGATGTACCATTCAGCCTCTATTTGAATCAAATTGGACTGAAGTTATTCGTCAATGCGATTGTAGGAACAAACAATGAGAACCTACAAAAGCTAACGATATCGCGTACTGACTGATTATGATCGGCCAGGTCAATAAAGGAGGTGCCATGCTTGAGGAAAAATTTATTCCTTTTGGGTATCAATTCTAAGGGAGCCGCAGCCCTAAAAGACGGAAAATCACAAGCCATAGCATTTGTTGAATTACTGGAGGCGACGGTATGAAAATTTGTTACATTGAAAAGCGTTTCTCTTCTTACTCGAAGGGAATTATCAAGCAAGCAAACTCGATAATTGACGAGTACCAGGCTGCAGGGTTTACCCTGACGCTCCGGCAGTTGTATTACCAGTTTGTAGCACGGGGATTGATCGACAATCAGACGACTGAGTACAAGAGGCTTGGTAGTATCATCAATGACGCCAGGTTGGCTGGATTAATCGACTGGGCAGCCCTTGAAGACCGGACCCGAAACCTTGCCAAGCATTCGGCATGGAGTAGCCCGCAGCAGATACTTAAGGGAGCAGCGCAAAGCTATGCTATCGATATGTGGGAAAATCAGCCCAACTATTGCGAGGTTTGGGTCGAAAAAGAAGCTTTGAACGGAGTAATTCAAGACGCTTGCGCCGAACACCGTGTACCTTCATTTGCATGTCGCGGATATACCAGCCAATCAGAACAGTGGGCAGCAGGCCAACGACTAGCCAGAATGGCTCAGGGCGGGCAGGTTATTACGATTTTCCACCTTGGTGACCATGACCCGTCAGGAATCGATATGACGCGCGACAATACCGACCGGCTGGAAATGTTTATTTCTAAGCACTGTGAAGGTTATGAATTCCATTTTATTCGCCTTGCCCTGAATATGGATCAAGTTGAAAAGTATTCCCCCCCCACCAAACCCGGCCAAGATTACAGACTCACGTTTCCAGGGATACTCAGCTGAATACGGTGATGTATCATGGGAGCTTGACGCGCTTGAGCCTGCGATGCTTAAGCAATTGATCGTATCCAATATTGAAAGCCTAATTGATGAGCAAATTTGGAACGATGACCAAGCGCGCGAAAGAGATGGTACGGAATGGTTGCTAAATCTTTGTGACGATAATCATTGACATATGCCGCATGTCGCGCTACATTTATAGAGGGCCATTAAAACGGCCCAAAGGGGCATATCATGACAGTGACAATGGAAATCATTACCAAGAATCTGCAGGATCTTAAGCCACGCATTCAACGTGCAGAAAAGATTCAATCAGAATTGTCAAACAAAATTGGCAATATTCAAAACACGGTGGCTGATGCCTGGATTAACGGCTATAAAGAATACCCTGGTATGGTCAAGCAGTTGCATGAAATGCGCACCAAATTCCTTTCCATGGTGTCACCATCAGAACGTCAAGAACTTATCAACAAAGGTTTATGAAATCAGCGTGGGCGGCCTTACCGTAGGGCCGCTTGCGGTGCTTTTATGGGCATCAAAGGAATCATATGAACCACCTGAATAGCATACTGGTCGAGGGAAACTTGACCCATGACCCGGAGTATCGTAAGTTGCCAAGCGGCGATAGTGTCTGCGATTTTACGATTGCTACCGACCGATTTTACGCCAAGGGGCAGGAAACAAGCTTTTTTAACTGCGAGGCCTGGCCATCAGTTGCACGCGTCCTGCAAGAAAAAGGGCTGCACAAGGGCGACCTAGTGAGAATTACAGGCCGCATTAAACAAGAGCGCTGGACCGACCGTGAAGGCGTCAAGCAGGCCAAGGTCAAGATTTGCGCTGACCATGTGGGGATATTATGATCAGCAAAGAACAGGCAAAGATCATGATTGATCATAAATCTTGCCAAGGGGTTGCGTGCGAAAATTGCCCCGTGCAATTGAAAAAAAGCCAAAATAAATATTTCCGTTGCGGAAAGAATGGTGGTGACGGTTTACGTTATACATTTAACGGTCTAAGAAATCGCGCAATCAATATCTTGAAGGAATTTACCGGAGAAAGATTTGTTGTCCCGAAAGATTCGGGACATTTTACCGTGACAATGATCGGTTCCGGTGGTGACCATGGGCCTAACGGTGCCTGGGGCGGCAGTGGAACTGCGGGAATTGGGGCAGGGGGTAGTAGTGGCATATCCCCTATTAAGACAACCATTTTTGCCTACGTCATCTATCAATCATCGTCAAAAGAATTTCATTCGGCATATTTTGATCGTGATAAGGCAATTAAAAAATTGCGTTCTCTTGGCCCAATGTTTGCGATTAAAGCTATTTCCATTCAATGATGACGCCGGGCCCTCATTTGGGCCCTTTTTTCTTCGCTCATTTGCGCCGATGATCCACCGCCAACGGCCAAATAATAGCCAAGGCTTAGGTTATCCACCTGGTCATCATGTGCTTTTCCGGTTCCATCAAAGCTCATTAATTCGGTTACCCAGTCGTTATTCCAGTCAGCCCGCTTAACATGGACATGGCCAGGGCAATTAAAAATAGCCTCAAGTGGTGTTGCCCTTGCCCCTTTGTCGCCTTTTCCGGCCAAGCTTACGCCATTCCAGGATATTTCAGTCATTGCCGACTTTAAATATTGATAAGCGTCCTTGGCGTCAAGGCTGGTTTCAACCGCCTGCTTGATATATGCGCCGTCAGAATTCACGAGCGCCTTAATCTTAGCATCGCGCTCAGCTGCATTATCCTGGACCCTAAATACGTTATCTACCCAAAGGTGGGGCACAGGATCACCTGGAAGCATCTCAAATGATAGTTTCGTGCCACTTGTCCAGTCAGGATCATCTCCAGAGCGCTGGCGGGCTGTATGGGCCAAGTCCCATGTTCTAAGCCACCGTTTATCGGCAACGCCTGGTGACTTTTCGTAATAATCAATCAGGCTGACATTAAATCGCCCGCCCTCGCGGATGGTTGGATTGCAGTCAAATAGCGCCGCTGACGAGTATGGCCCCAAGATAGCGTATTTTTTCCGGTACCATTCAGATGGGTATCGCTCTTCAAACAAATAATCTCTTGGGTATTTTCCTGGACCCCGATAATCCTTAGCCTTGGCCGGGAAGCTCATGACTTCAAACTGCGGAAAATCGGGGTTTGATTCCATTTCCTTTTTTATGCGTCCGTTTATGTCATCAATATGCCATTGGGTAGCCACAACGATTGTAATCGAAACTGGGGCAGCACGAGTCATAAGGTCATCAGTAAAAGCATGCCATGCGTTATCACGTTGCACAAGGCTCTCAGCTTCGGCACGGCCAGCAAAGTAATCATCAAGTACGCCTAGGTGATATCCGTTGCCAGTAAGGCCAGACTGGAGCCCTGCGGCGTACAATTTCCCACCTGTCGGCTTATCTTTATGGTCGGCTATTACCCAATCGGCTTTTTTATTGGTTTCGCTTGATAGGTATATGTGCGGGTATAGTTCGCGGTATTTATCTGATCTTAGAATGTTTCGACCGTAAGCAGAAAAAGTTGAAGCCAAACCAGATTGATAGGAAACTTGCATTACTTCCTTATCAGGGAATTCTCCAAGAAAGTGTGGACCGAGATATCGGCTTACGATATCGGTTTTCCCGGCACGTGGGTGGACCGATATCAATAGGCAGGTTGAAACGCCATTGGCAAAGTCTTCAAATGCCTTGTCTATGCGTTCGCAAATGGCCCTGGTGTGGAATCCTGCAATGAAAGGCTCTTTATCGCCCTTGAGCCAGCAATATTTCATGAAAGCAAGGTGCCGGTCCTTAGCGTTGAGCCTTTCCCATTCTATCAGGTCATCATCAATCATTAATCTGCTTATCCCTTGCTATCTGGTCCTCGAGTTCCTTCTTGCGCTTTGCTCGCTCTTCACGGCTCATTGGCTGAGTATCAATAGCTCCGGAGTGCTCGATATTCTGGCGGTCTTTCCAGTTTTCAGGATCGCGGTTATAGAGGAACATTTTTATGGCAGCAACATCAGGCAATACTCTTTCGGTGTATGTGGCTATTTCAATTTCTGACCCCATTCCATTACCATTTGAAACTACCATAGGTTTTTCCGCAGTATATTCAAATCCTTTTGCCCGTTCAAAAAGCGAGTTTTTTACAATCGAAATTTGGTCGTCTCTGGCGTGTTTTATTGACTGCAAGAATTCGGGGTGAATCTTCATCCAGTTATAAAACGTCCTTTCACTTATCTCCAAACTCTCATAAATTCCTTTGTCATTCAATCCGCGCGAAGCAAGGGCATGCACAAGCTTAGGGTGTAACTTTTTATTATACAAAGTAGGCTGACCAGCAGAACTCTTTTCTTTTGCCATGCCCTAATTATACCCGGAATGCGGCAAAGGTCAATTATTCGGGGAATATGAAATATCTACCATCAGCCCGTCTGACGCATTTTACGCCAAGTAACTCCGATGATTTGTAGAAGTTATTTTTTGTATTTCTTGGAAATGAACGAAATGAACAAAATTTTACATAATCATCGTATACCAATGATCTGCTAATTTTTCCACGATATATTTTTTCATCAAAAAATCCCATGATAGGGAAATCAACGTCAACAACAGCCATCTTCTTTGCAATGGAGCGTTCCATAGCATTGGCTATTCGGAACGATACCGAATCAATTACACACTTATTGCCTGTAATCTCTTCATACTCTACTGCTGAATTGTAATAATCACCCGTTTTAATCTCAATAATTGGGATAATCGACATAAAATTTTTTACCATTTTTATCACCTCTGTAGTGACAATATCACTACTGTCACTAAAAGTCAAATGACAAAATGACAAATTGAAAAAAAAGTATATCTATACTGTATAAAGAATTATAAAAATGACAGGTCGTTTCAATGTTGGCGCTGTAAAACCATGAAAAGCAAGAAAGCAAAAAAGTGCTTTAGTTGCTTTTCATGGTCCTTATGGTGCTCTGAAAAAAAGCTGTCATTTCTGACGAAGCTGTCATTAATCATTGTAATTCCTTTTATTATATATATTTATTTTATGACAGCTTTTAATAAAAAACAATAAAAGTGACAACATTTAGACATAAAATCAAAGTGCTTTAAAAAAGCACTGGGGTTTTTATGGATAACAAAATTTTTTAAGCAAACCAACTTTACATTAAGCAAACCATGTGATAAAAGGTATATCAAGAGGTTAAAATGTTTATATTGTTTCCGGATGGAAAGGAGCACGAGGTTATTAAAATGTCAGAGGCATTAAAAACCATGGGCAAGGACGGCGCAACGTTTAAGGTATACGTATGCTCCGGAAGGATACCGTCAGTAAAGGTTGGTGGGGGTCGGTACATCGAAGAAAAATACATTAAAAAATTTATCGAACGACAACCAAAAAAGCCCAAGGTAAAATCGTTGCCAGAGAAACCGATAATATTTTTTGGCTACGATTGACACATCCCGCATAGCATGCAATCATAAAACCGTGGGCTGGAGGCGTCCAGTATTCTTGGCCGGGTAGTATCGCTCCAATACACCCGGCCCCCACTTTTTATGGCATTGGGGCATTGGGGCAAAAACCGTTGATTGATTATAAAAAAGCAAGTGAACTGATCCTTTCGAATTTAGCAAGCTTTTTACCGCCTGGCGAAATACACGGAAATAATGAATATGTCACAATAAACCCGACGAGGGCAGACGATAAGCATTCAGGGAATTTTGTTGTAAATTTAACTACCGGCGCATGGCTGGACAATGCCAGGAAAAGCGACTGTGGAGGCGATGCCTGTAGCTTGTACGCTTATCTGAACGGCATGACTCAGAGTGACGCCGCGAAAGACATTTTTTCAAAATATTGCCCTGATTATTTTCCAGAGCCAGAAAAAAAGGCAACAAAGCCAAGTGACCAATTTTGGACAGGCTGGCGTATATGTACCAAGGGCCATAAGAGCAACCCAGAATTAATAATAAGCAACCGGAAGCTTTTAGAATGGGGAAACGATATTGAGCGATGGCCACTTGTTGATGGCAATATTGTTGCTTGGATCGTGCGATTTATTGACCCGCTTGGGAAGAAAAAAGACAGGCCTTTTACCCTGTGGACAAAGGGCGGTGAATATAAATGGCGCGCCGCTGGTATTGGCAAAGAAGCAAAATGGCCACTGTATAATCAGGAAGAGTTGTATAACCGTCCCAATGATTTAGTCATCCTGTGCGAAGGTCAAAAGGTACCATCAAGGCTTATTCCAGTGGTCGGAGACGAGTTTATTCCAGTGGGATGGTACGGTGGAGCCGGAAATATAACCATGTCAAACCTGGAGCCATTGCGTGGGCGAGAGGTGCTATTCCCGTTTGACGCTGACGCTGCGGGGCGCGCTGTGCTTAAGGTGCTTGATGAACTGCAGATAAAAATCCATCCGGTCCATCCCCCAATAGGTGTAGCAAAAGGCTGGGATCTTGCGGATGCCATAGCAGAGGGGTGGGACAAGCAACGGATAAAAGATCACCTTGATACATGGAAAAATCCTGTTCCGGTCCGTGATTCATTTGTATCAAATGGAAAATATGAAGCTCCTGATTATCTTCAAAATACGGTTTTGCATGAAATTTTCGTGCATGAATGTTACCCTGGAGGGGGATTCTTTTGCTTCGATGGAATTCCGTACACGTGGAACGGGCTATATTGGGAGCAACGAAGCATCAACGCGATTGTAGAAGAATTTAACCGGTGGGCAAATATAACGCCAGGGACATTCAGGAAAGCGGTATTAAATTATAACCTTGACTTTGATAAACCGAGCGAGCAATTAGACGCTCAGATTATTACCGAAAAAGCGGCAAGGAATTTAAAGTCATATCGCGGCGGAAGAATTCTTGGAACTGAAAACCCATTTTCCCAATTAAAAGAGGTTCGGCCTTATTGGAATTTCCCAAATGGAATGCTTGAGATCAAGGAAAATGGGGTCACCTGGCACGATAGGCGTGATAATACAGAAACATTTTTTATGGAAAGATACCCTATGGCCTGCATGGGATTTGAATATGACGCAAAGGCAATTGGTGCTCCATACTTTGAATCGACAATCAATCGACTACTTCCAGAGGGACACCAAAACGAAAAAGGATTGAAATTTATACTCCAGACATTTGCCTATTCACTGCTTCCGAAAAAAATCGTACCATATTATTTTGTTTGTTATGGCAAACAAGGGACAGGAAAATCGAGCTTGGCAATTGTGCTCAAGGAATTGGCTGGAGATTATTATATCTCAAAATCGATGAAGGATATTTTCCAGGATCAATTTGGCAAAGCAAGCTTGGTTGGAAAGTTAATCGTGCATGACGATGATATTGCCGACGACTATGTTCTGCCAGCTGATATAAAAAAACTGTCAGACGGAAGCACAGTCACAATCAACGAAAAAAGAATAGCCCACTTTCAAGCTGTCCTAAACGTTGCACCGTGGATCATTGGCAACAAACAGCCGCAAACCACCGGAAATGACGGTCATGCAAGACGGGCCATTGTTATGCATTTTTCATCTTCGGCACCGCGCGATCCGCTGCATATGCATAAAATGTTTGGAAAAATAGACGGATATAAGGACGAAAGACCAGCGATCATGAATATGGTTTTATCGGTCTTGCCCGGATTTATTGCTAACAAATACGAATTTGACAGGCCAGAGTGGGCTGTTGCCGACCACAAGGAATGGATAGAATCAAGCAACCCGATAGCGTCATTTTTTAGCCAAATGATTTCTAAGGATTTTGGAAAAGAAAAAAGCATTTGGTACGACAGGGCTATTGTTTATGAATTTTTCAGACGGTGGTGTGAAATTTCCGGGTATAGGAAGATATCAAAAAATTCATTTTATGCTGCCCTTGACGGGGAGGGAATAGAAACGAAACGAACTCAAAATGGTAGGTTGATCCTATGCTATTTTGAAATACCAAGAATATCACCAGAAGAGCGCCAAATACTTAAGCTGGTAAAAGATGACCTAATGGAGGATGGTGAAAATGACCAATCACAGGCGTGAGGATATTATGGAAATTTCTACACGGTGGATGTCATATGCCCATAGGCACTATCTGGACACCCACACTGTTTGGTATCTGTATAACCTCGCTTGCGGATGGAATATAAATGACCGAGAAATGGAAGCTCTCAAAAATTGGGTAAAAAGTTTAGATCATGAAAAAGATGATGTAAAAACTGTTGACATTTACATTGGCCGCATGTTATCTTAAACGCAGGAGAAATAAATGACACGAGAAAATCTGAAAGTTTCCAAGAGCGTCAAGGTTGAATTGACCGCTGACGAAGTCAAGCTTGCGATCTTGGCCAAGGCCGGTGCCCGCAATTCGACCGTCAATACGGTTGAAATTAAAAGCGACGGCAGCGCCGTTGTAACCTTCGATATCACCAAGAGCGTGATTTGATGCCAGGAAGGGGCCGGAAAATCCTGCCCCTTTTTATTTGCAAAATTGCTTGACATGCTCCGCATGTCGGCTTAATATAGATAGCACCGGGACCGTATGGAATCCGGTTATTAAACGATAAAGGAAAATGGAAGAATTCCCGTGATAATTACCGCCGCAGGTTCCGGAAGATCCTGCGGCCCACCGGATCGTGGCCAAGTGGTAAGGCACTGCCAATACGTGGTAGAAACCGTGGGTTCAAATCCTGCCGATCCGAATACCGCACATGATTCTGAGCTATAGTGGCGTCAAGTGCAAAAGAGTGGCGACTTAATCGCCTGGAAGTGAGGCCGCAAGGGTAAGGCGGCGGATCATCAAGTAGCCGTCAAGGGGTCTACCTGCCGGGTCAACGCCGGACACTTCCAAGGAACGGAGCACCAGCACTGATAAAGTCAATCGGTGGGACCGTGGCAGCAAATGATATCGGGAGACTTACCGAAAAAGCATGCTGTTGTCTGGGAAAATGGAGCACTTGGCCATGGGGTCAACCGGATTTGAAATCCGGGATACAGGTGAAAGCCTGGGGGTTCGATTCCTCAGTGCTCCGAAGGCCATTAAGGCGCATAGAGTTCTTTAAAAGTTGAGATTGGCGTATCCTGATCCGGAGCGCCGTGAGTGTTACCCTGCCTGGTCCTAAGCCGGGCAGGGTTTTTATAAAGGGGAATATCATGAGAAAATTATTTATAATTTTTATTGCATTAATCAGTTTATCAAGCTGCCAATTTATGGCGGTAAATGTTTATCAATCATTCAATTTACCAGCAGAATTTAACGATAGCATGTGGGCAGAGTCACAACCATCCGGAGCGCCTGATGAAATTTATTTTTCAAATGAAAAAATAACATTCAAAACCATTGGCATTTCATATGAGCCGCTTACGGCAACAGGATATGATTATGTACTATTCAAAGTAATAGGCAATGGAAAATATTCTATAATTTCATTTGGGTTATCCGTTGTTGAAATAACAATGCTAACCAATTCGGACATTTTGGTTACTCGTAAAGGTATTACGAAACCATATCATAGAATATAAAGGATTTGTCATGCATGATAAAACATTCGAATTCTATAGCTGCCACAATACCAAAAGAAAAGAGACAGAAGACCTTGAAAAATGGCAAGCGAGTCACTGTCATATTTTACAGGTGGGAAAGCCCAGAAACGTATACTCAGAAAAAACCCAAGTGCAATCTTTTAAGTGCATTTATTTCATTTGTAGGAATATCATGCATACTATTCATTGTAATTTTCGGAAGCATTCGACACGATAAAATAGACAAACCAAAAAATAGTAATGGTGCGATGTATGCACTAGCTTTAATTTGGTTAAACGAAAAATGAAACATACACCTGTTGAACATCAAACAAAAGCTTTTAATGATACAGAAAAAGCCATAGCAGATGGACATAAGTGCGTCATGATCCAAATGCCGACGCGCTCTGGCAAAAGTATTGTTAGTACCATGCTAATAGAAAAATACCGTGAAGGCGGTGTATGGTTTCTTGCTCACACAAAAATATTAATCAGCCAGGCATCACGCGATTTATCGGACTCTGAAATCAAGCATGGAATTCTTATGCCTGGATATCCTCAAATGCGCTACAAAGTTCAGGTAATGTCAAAAGATACGCTTTTTTGCAGGCTTGACAAGATGATTTACAACGGATGGGAATTCCCTGCTCTTGCCATTATTGATGAGGCACACTTGAGCATGAGCGCCAGATATGCAGAAATTATTGCCTTGCTTATTGAAAACGGATGCATTGTAATTGGCCTTAGCGCCACGCCTCAGCGATTAGATAAAAAACCATTTAGCCCACCATTTACCCATATAGTAAAAGGACCAGCGATAAAATACCTTCAGGACATTAAATTCACCTGTAAAATTGACACATTTATTGTCGACCGCTGCATGGGAGATGGTGAGGCGAGTATTTCAAGAGGCGAATTCTCTGCCGGAGATCTTGAAAAATTAGACGATAAACCTTTTATATTGGCTAATATCGTAAATCATTGGAAGAATTTGGCATCCGGAAAACAGACCCTTGTTTTTTGCGCCACGGTAAAGCATAGCCAAGATATGGCGAATTCTTTTTGCGAAAATGGAATTGATGCACGAAGCCTCACGAGTGAAAACATAGACGAAATAGAACAGACATTGGCAGATTATTATGCTGGTAAATTCCTTGTTTTGTGCTCTGTCAATTTATTCGTAGCCGGTTTTACGGTAAAAAAATGCGCGTGCATAATACAGGCACGCCGGACAATGAGCCTTGTACACTACCTGCAGAGCATTGGGCGCGGCAGCATGTTCGACGGTGATAAGATCCTGATCAATATTGATTGCGTAAATAATTTTTTCAGATTTTGGCATCCTGACATGGCCAGGGAATGGACGCTTGATGCTCCAAGAAAAAAGATTAAAGAAGAAAGCATGTTTAAGCGATGCCCGGATTGCCAGCGCCCGGTAATAAAATTCGATACCGTTTGCCCGCATTGTAGCCATGTTTTTGAAAAGCGTATTTTGATTAGAGGTGACATTGAAGAGGTCGAAGGTCAGCTTGTAAAGGTTAATTATGACGATAAGCGCGACATGAACAAGTTGGTTTTAGCGATAGCCAGGGGAGCCAGAAAGATCGACAAGGCCTATGAAATAGGCGCAAGAATGGGGGCAAGTCGGGACATTGTCCTAAAAGTTTGGCGCGATTATTTGAAAAATGCATAATGTTGACATGCTGCGCACGTTGGCTTATAATTGATTTATGAAATTAAGAGACTTGATGATTGAAAAAAACCTTCGCGTGCAAGATGTGGTAGAAATTACCGGATACGGTCCACGAATGGTTGAAAAATTTATAGCTGAGGAAAAGCCTACACCTAAAGTATTTATGGACGCCGTAATGATTGAGCCAGTTCGGGCAAGCAATGGTATCATGCGGCGATCATTTATTGCACTACTCGAAGAGCTTGGCATAACCTGGCAGCAGGCGGCATCGGCACTCAAGAAGCATACGGAACGTGTGCAAAAAATGGCAGACCCCGAAAAGGATGCTGATCGACGCGTTGCAATTTCAGCTGATGATATTAGGATATTGCGTGAGTATTCAAAAACTCGATGACGCAGCATGGGCAGCAAACCCATGCACCTGGCGCAATAATCGCGGCAGCGCGATAGTCAGAGGTCAATATATCGCCTATGGATTGCCTCCGCCGCCAAGTGGACGCCGAGAGGATGATGAAGATATGGGGGGCGGTGATAGGATTGGATTTTTTAGCGTCGTTATTACTCCTGAAATGGTTGGCAAAACCGTTGCAGTATTTAAAAGCATTGAAGAAAAGACGGTCAACGATAGGTTAAAACCTAATCAAAAAAAATGGCATAATTTCGTCATTTCAGAAGGCGGAATTTCCGAAATCTGGAAAGAGAAAAAAGACGGGTCAATCGAGGTGACAAATGTTAAAATTGATTAAAGCAATTATCATTGCGATCAAAAACCAAAAACCGTACCAGGAATCAAGGGAAGTTCGACGCAAAGATAAAAAGTACAAAGGCCGAGTTAACCCCAATGGAAAGTTTTTTGGCGGCGTTGAATCAACAAAACAAAAAAGGCTTGAGCGCTATTGCGCTGGTAAATTGAAATGAAATTCTACGATAACGCACGTATTAAAACCGGAAAACCTGGTGAAGATCTTACGGTAACTGCAGGTGGTACTATTTACCAAATCGACATAAATAACCAACAGCGCCGGGTCAGTGGAGAATATAATAAAGACACCGGAAAAATGAAGGTTATTCTTTTGTCTGGAAGGGCCGTATATCTTCACATTATCAACCGTAAAATATTTTGCACGAATGAGCCTTGACACAATCCGCACATAAGCCCATAATAACATAAAGGAAAATTTATATGTTGCTTCCAGAATGGGCTAATAAATTCGTAAAAGGCGCAGCAATACTTATCGGGGTCGTAGCTGACGGCATAATGCTATTCGCGTGTTTTACTTCGCAAACCTCTGACTTAATGGGAAAGGTAGCATTTGGCACCCTTGGTATTATGATAATCCTATTGATACCAATCCTATACAACGAACGTGCATATAAGCTATGGCTTTGCGCTGTGACCGTTGCCATATTTTTTGACACTTCATTTTTACTTGCTCAGACAGATACAGAGCGTGCACAAATTGTCGCTACTGTCGAAAATGACCAAGAGTTAAAAAGACTTACTATAAAGGCAGATTCAGCGGCTGCGGCTCTGCAAAAAAAGCAGGACGAATACGACAAATCACAGAACGGGGCTACTCTTCGCGAACTTAATAACCAAATAAATCAAGCGCGCGAAGATTCAAAAATATCCGACAAGGCACGCCAAGACCGTTTCAACGCAATCGAATCTGGCGCAGTAGTCCTAAATCCATTAACGTCGCAAGATATTTTTGACGCAATACCAAAAGCCCTTAGATCCGGAAGACAACTACAGGCTTTTATGTACGGCCTAATTGCTATTATCATTCAAGGAATGATCGTATTTGCCTTATCTGAAAAAATCAAACGCCGCAATTGGTTCCGTGATATTCTTGGCCGTATCCTTGAATCTGTTCAGGATAAAATAGAACAAAAGCTTGACCCAAAATTACCTCCGGTAAAATCAGATGAAATACAGCAAATTGGACCTAAGGTTGTCAAGAAATGGTCAACCACCCCACGTGATATTGTGGAAAAGTTTGTCAAAACTAACTGGATAGGATTCAAATCAAACAAGTCAAAAAAGATTCTAAGCCAACAGTCTTTTATCGAATTCTATTCTACCCGTGGTGGATTTTCTATAGACGATTACAAGAGGCTAAAACAACTATCAATTGATAGGGGAGTTATTAGCCCCGGAGATGAGATAATTATTTTTGATGAAAATAAGGCGATAGGGGAATTAATGAGATGAATAATAAATGCTATATATCCGGCCCAATTACCGGAATGCCCGCTTTAAATCGGTTCGCCTTTGCAGAAGCTGTAATTGATTTAGCATGCCTTGGGTATTCTCCAGTTGATCCATTTTCAGTCTGCGATAATTTGCCAAAAAATTCATCATGGTCAGACTATATGCGTCAAGATATCCCGGAACTTTGCCAGTGCCAATATATTTTTATGCTCCCTGGGTGGTGGAAGAGTCGCGGGGCTATTATTGAGCGGATTATTGCAATGGTGCTTGGGATAAAACGCATTGACATTACCCGCACTTAATGAGATAATATCACAGGAGCGAATAACATGGAAAATCCAGGACGATGCCGAATGAATTTTGCGCAAGATGCAAAAGGATACGTCAAGATTGACGTCACCGCAGAGTATGAGACACCGGAACTTGCCGCAGATATGCTTGGAAAGGCAGTTGATCTTTGTCGGTCTGTCGCAATTGCCAAGGGCCTGAAAATGCTGGAGGTCATTGAAAAATCATGATCAAAGGCGACCCAAAAACAGTTGAGCGCTGCCGAAAAGCGACCCCCAATGACAAATGGTGCCATGTCAACTTTGATGCCATTGACCAATTGCCTGAAGAATTTGAGGCAATTATTACAGAGGTAAAATTCACTGACTCCGATTTTTCGGATGTCGGGAATAAGACCTATATGCCAAAACCGGAGCTATGCTATGCGATAGCTGAGGCCTGCGGAATTTCAGGCGGTGACAATTCGGTTAATGAACCGCTTGTTGAAGAGGTTGATATCAACCGTCTACGGGCTGAATTATCGTCCCCGCCAAACATGCAGAAAATGGTTGTGGGGCGATTGGTGCGCAAGTATTCGTCAGTCCTTCAGGAAGACGGTACGGAACGCAAGTCAAGCGTTTGCTCTGTAGCCTATAACGCCTTCGAACGCTGTTGTGAACTTTGGAGCAAGGAAGAAAACGACACGCAGGGCTATACCGTTGAAATCAAAAATGGTGCCTATAAAGCGTATGACAAAGACCAGTATGGTGAACATTTTTACAAGGGTAAATTTGCTTACCCGGTAAAATACCGGACCCGCTGGCAGCGCCAGGCACACATTGATTCCGAAATGAAATTTGCAGGGGCGAAGGCCGAGACAAAAGCAAATCTTAAGACGATCAGGGAGCTTGCTGGACTCATGACCGGATACAAGGCTAACGATCTACTTGGTGGGGTCTTGGTGTTTTCGCGAATCCGCCGGTCAACCGCAGTGCTCAAGATGGAGACGGCGGCTAGGTTGCAAGCATTGGCGCAGGGGCATGGTGCAGGCAATGCTCAGAAATTGCTGTTTGGGATAAGCACTGGGGCAGCCTTGGATGAGTTCAGAAACGCAAATACCGTAGAAGAAACGGTCGTTCCTGATGACGTTTTTCCTCCGCCTGAACCAAAAAAAGCCGAAAAAATCAACATGCGAGAAAATCTTGCGTCTACGATGTCGGCATATATCGCCAGCGGTGCAATACATCCAGACGATATGGATTCAGCCATCAGAATTCAAACATGGGCAAAGGCGTCAACAGCACCGGCAGAGGAATCCCAATTCTGGACGAATGTAAAACAGACGCTTTCTGATATCGAGAAAAAGATACCAGAAGAGGCAAGAATTCATCATGGCATTAAGTGACAAGCGCGCCAGGCGCGCTATTATTCAGAGCATTTCAGAGCATGGGCGGATCAGTAAAATGGCCGCACTGCGCCTATGCGCAAGCCTTAGTCAGCTTGAACGAATTTCAAGCGGAAAGTGCGGAATAATTGAAATGCATGGATTTTACACTACACAAGAAGAGATCGAAGATAAAGCAGATTTCAAACGGTCAACTTTATTGTGCGGTCATGATACCAATGGCACCGGTGGAATCCATGCCCTAAGGGGGACATGATGCGAAAATCAAGGCAGAAACAAAAGCCAGCGGCTAAATTCTTATGCTGTTTTGAATACTACGATAATGTAAAAAAACAGCCATACCAATGCGGAAAGCCAGCTGTTTTTATTTATCAAGAAAAATTCCCGCTATGTGAAGAGTGTAGCAAGGGGAGCGTATCAAATACGATGCTTAAGAGGATATGATGAAAAAGCCGCACGTCAGAAGGATAAATTCAACACATTCAACTGCTATAGAACGACTATGGCGCAATTTTCTACGCTACCCAGTGTCACATGGTAGGCCGCCGTTGACGTGTATCGTTGTCGGTGGCCGCGAGAAAGAATACGAAATAATAAAATTTAGGGCGGTACATTAATGTCAGGAATTGGTAAAAACTATAGCAAAAATAATGACGGGATGCGCAAGGAAAGCGACGCATATCCCACGCCATACAGCATGACCAAGCAGCTTTTGGAGGTTGAAAACTTTGATCATCGACATTCTGTACTTGAGCCATGCCACGGAAAAGACAAGGCAATTGTAAAAGTTTTGAAAGATGATGGATTTTGGTTCATTGACTCCGGAGACATAGCGGATGGCCAGAATTTCCTTGTTAGGAATGGCCGGATAAAATTCGAGTACATCATTACAAATCCACCGTACTCACTGGCATTTGAATTCATTCAGCAGGCAAAGAAAATTGCAACAAAAAAGATTGCCATGCTACTGCCGTTGCCTTATTTGCATGGGCAAGAGCGCCTAAAAAATATCTGGCTTGATACTGAATTTCCATTTTCTAAAGTGCATGTTTTTTCGCGATATCCGATGCTTGGGCCAGCGCTTCGGGAAGACGGGAAATACACAACCGGAATGCAGGTTTATGGGTGGTTTATCTGGGATAAATCGCACCGTGGGCCGGCCACGATTGGATGGATCGACAATCAGAAATTTGTGATTAGTAAGAAAGATTTATGATCGGTATTTATAAAATAACTAATTTGTCCAATGGAAAAGTTTACATTGGACAAAGTTGGGATATTGAAAATAGGTTTATTAAACATAAATATGAAAGACCAAATCAACATTTAGAAAACGCAATAAAAAAATACAGATATCAAAACTTTAGATATGAAATTATTAAAGAATTGATTAATACATGCCAAGATGAATTAAATGAATTAGAAATATTTTATATAAATAAGTATAATAGTACTGATAAAAATTTTGGTTACAATAAAACATATGGAGGCAGCTCCGGAAAGGCAACAGAAGAAACAAGGCGAAAATTAAGCCTTGCACAAAAAGGTAAAATAATATCAGAAGAACACAGGGCATGTGTATCAAGATCAAATAAAACAAGAATAGTAACCGAAGAAACAAGAAAAAAAATGTCAGATAACAGAAAAGGTGAAAAATGTTATTGGTATGGCAGGAACGTGTCAGGAGAAACAAAAAGAAAATTATCATTAATAAATTCAAAAAAAACAAGGTGCATAGAAACTGGGATTGTTTATGAATCGGCGGCGTTAGCTGCAAAAATACATGGCAACAAGTCGTCATGCTCAATTATTAGGGCCTGCAAAAATAAAAATAAAACTGCTTGTAACGGATTTCACTGGGAATATGTTATTGACACATCCCGCACTACATAATATTATCCATTTAGGAGCATGTTAATGATAAAATTTATTGAATTCCCTGATTTTCATTTTTCAAACCAATGGCTTGATTCATCAAAACTTTCAGCTGAATCGGTCAGAAGATCCGCCATTGACAACAATGTAGATTTTATAGCGATACCTGGAGATTTCTGGGATAGGCCAGTTTTATCATCAGATACCGGTGGGATTAACGCCGCCCGAGCAATTATCAAGATGCTTTCAAAAGTATGCCCAGTTGTGGCCATCGAGGGCACTCCAAGCCACGACGCACCAGGATCATATGGACCGCTTGAGGATTGCGGGCTGCAATTGCTTAAACCAGGCAAGGCATATACTAATATTCCCGGAGTTGTTCTTTTCGGTATTCCTGAGCTCAACAAAGATGGTATTCAAGCATCCCTCGGAATTGCAGCGGAGCAAGCAAACCTTGAAGCCGAAAAAATGCTTGAGCAATACGTGCTCGATTTTATCGCCCCGCACCGGGCATTGTATCAAAACGCCGTAGCCGTTGGCCTCATTCACGGCAACGTAACCGATTCACGCCGTGAAAATACGCAAGACATAATCCTTAAAGCGTCTGATATTTTGATACGCACCGAAATTCTTGAACCAGCAAATCTTGACAGGTGGAGCGCTGGCCACCTGCATACACCATTTGAATCAAAAATTATAAGTGCTGGGTATTCTGGTTTTACCGGCAATGATTCAAACCCATTCGGCAAGACCGGATTTAAGCCCGCCATGAACCTTGTAACTATCGATGGACCAGGATCTACACCAGTGATCACCCGCGTCCCATACGGTACGCCAGAGCGCCGTAAAATTACCAAGCCGCTGGACGTCTATGACCCAGAAATTGCCTACTGGCTTGATACCGAAGACCAGTCAGCAGAGTGTCCAACTGGCCACTTCTGGAGCAGGGTAACCCACCGGCCAATTGAGCGTAAGGCGCAATTGGTAGAAGTAAAAAAAGACATGTCACTGCCTGAAATTTTCAAAGTATGGGACAAAAATGTCACCGATTCGGTCATTGAAAAAGTCAAAACAATCGGAGAAAACGTAATGCCGCAGGCAATGGAGCCTCTCGACATCAGTGTCGAATCGGTCGAAATTGACGGATGCATTTTTTGGAAAGGCGGGCACATTAAATTCGACATCTCTGGAAGCAAATCCGGTGTTTCTAGGATGTCCGGGCGCATGGGCGATGGAAAGTCCAGCTTGCTTGGTTTCTGTACGCCATACCCGGTTATCACCGGAAAAGATACCGAGTCCGGAAGGCCATCGGCTATCAAAGAATTTTTTAATGGCGAAAATTCAAGTATCAAGAAAACCATTTTAAGAAATGGCGTCAGGCATGAGCACCTAATAACCATCAAAGCTGCCCATACAAAGTCAGCCAAGACCGAGTGCTTTCTTTTTGTTGACGGGTTAAACCTGCTTGATACCACCAGCTTCGATGAGATGATGGAAAAGTGCGAGTTACTATATGGCCCGTATTATGACTACCTTCTGACCACGTTTTATATCCAGCCGTTGCAGTCCAGCCAAGGCCCTGGACTGATGGCAGCCAAGAAAGTTGATGCCAGAAACGTTGTACAGGGTATTGCCGGAGTAAACCGTGAGTCAGAGGCAAGGTATGCGCTTGATCAGAAGAGCTATACCAGCAAGGCAATGGACGATAAGGCCGCATGGATCGCTGGTGCTGAACAGTTTATTGAATCGAGCGAAAGCGTACATCTTGCGATTGATACCATGTCTGAAATAGGGCGAGACGCCTGCGCCAAGATGCAGCTCCTTGCCGAAACCGGAAAGACCGCCAAGCAGGAAGTTGACAAACTGCAAGCGCTGGCCAATGAATCGGCGCTGGAATCGGCCCGCAAAAATACCGACCTGCAGCGGATTTACCAATTGAACAGCATCAAGCCGGGCCTGATGGTCGCCCAGAACATGCTGGAGTCGAACAAAGCTGTGCTGGTCGATATCCTGGAAGCAAAACAGGTCGAACAGAAAAATACCGATCTTAAAAATGCCTATGATAAGGAAGCAATGGAATGGAATTGGCGTCTGATGGATGCCAAGCAAATTGTTGAATTGGCCAACAAAGCAGAGCGCGACAAGTATCAGCAAGCCATGCAGGAATACAATGCCGAATACGTAAAATTCGGCCAGATGGAAGGCTGGTATAAGGCTCAAATCCAGGCGCTTGAACTGGTAACGGTAACACCGTGCGAAGCTTGCGGACATATCGAAGGCACCGCCGCCGAAAAATACTCCACTGCTCAAGCCAAGATTGCCGAGTATCAAGGGAAATTGGCCACAGGAGAGCGCCCAACAGAGCCAATTGAACCCAAGTACCAAACAGAGCCAACAACGCTGCCAGACGCCCCGCCAACTCCTCCGGCATACATCCGGGAAGAAACCCCGCCATTCAGCGAAGCGTCAATACGCGCAAAAATCAGCGAAGGCGAGATTGCCGGATCTAAGATTTCCGAAATAGACAAGGAACTGGCAACGCTGGCTGCCATGACCTACCAGATTGACGAAACCATTGCTGCACGGTTGCAAGAGGCCAACGCCAAAACCGAGTCGCTCCGAACTCAGTACGCCGATGAACGGTCCAGAAAAGAAAAGGCAGAGCATGAAGTCACGGCGCTGATTGCCAAGCTGGAATCGATAGCATCCCAGACAGCCAAAATAACGGAAGCTCGCCTGGATCTTGAAACTATCGAAGCCAACTTGGTCGACTGGTCGTACATCGCAAAGTCGCTACAGCCCGCCAATATACCAGCGCTTGAGCTTGAGATGTCAATCCAGGCCATTGACTTCGAAGCAACCCGAATACTTAAGCCATTTATGGAAGGACAATACACTATCAGAACGGAAGCGGCTGACGGTTTTGATATCCTGATTTATGACGGAGAAACTGGCACGGATACAAGTTTTTTCAAGAAAAATCCAGGGCACAAGGCATTTTTTGCTGACGCATACACGAAGGCGTTAATACGTCAGCGCAACGAACGACATCACAGAAGCTATAGTCCAATCATCATGGACGAGGCCGACGCACCAATTGAGGTTGAATCCATTCAAGGTTATTATCAAATGCAAGATGCATATTTTGATAAATCAGATGCTCGTGTCTTGGTTGTTTCGCACAAAGGAACCGGGCATATCACAAATACTATTGACGTAAAGGGGCTGCAGCAATGAGCATACGTATGGCGGTTTTAGAGGGAAACTTGACAGCTGATCCAGTGGTAACACCGGTAAAGGAATGGTCTGTCATTAAATTTTCCGTGGCTTGCAACGAAGGAATCAAGCAACTTGATGGAAATTTTAAGGACAAGGCGCATTTTTTCAACTGCGAATACTGGACAAAAAAGCCACAATTCTGGATTTCGCAAATGACAAAGGGAAAGGGAATTGTTTGCCAGTGCGAACCAATACAGGACCGGTGGGAAGATGAAAAAGGGCAGCATTCAGTTGTCAAATTCAAATTGACAAGCTACCCTGTTATTAAATCATCGGCACACAAGGCAACGGAAGGAAATCAGCAGCAACAATATCCTGGTGATTCTGGCCAGAAATTTGAAGACGACATGCCCTTCTGATATTAATAGGGGCCAATTGGCCCCTATTTCTTTGGTATTAAAACAAGAATTAAAATAGTTTCAATTACAATAATAACTGATAATGCAATTATAACCTTAGCTTTTGCCTTTGAGGATGCTTTTAATTTGTTGTAGCTTTCCGCTAATTCGGCGTATAATTTCAATCGCTCCTGCTGTTCCTTCACTAAGTTGTCGTGCGTAGTCTGTAGCTCCGCTAAGTGCTCTGCCGATATCGTTGAATCTTTCTTGGCTTCGTTTATTTTGTTCTGTGAGGAAACTAATTTCAGAGTTAAGTCGTCTATTTTGCTCTGCTGATTTTGCATCATTAACTCCAAGGTCGATAAGTCTGCCTGTGAACTGTCGATCAAGTCTGTCGTTTGTGAGCTTTCCGTTGATAAACCATCCTGACCAAAAGCAGATATTAACGGCAACGATAATAGCAATAATGCTAATAACAATATTTTTTGCATTCATTTTAAACCTTTTTGCCAACTATTGTAGCAATGTTTTGGGCGGTAATCTGTTTTAATATCAAGAAGCCACCAATTAGCATTACAGACCCTGGGATAAAAAATACAACGCATAGAAGTACGCTATAAAGATTTATTTTTGACGGATCATCTATCATTCGTATTGCTAAGCTGATAACAAAAAACATGGCACCGATGAAAGATGAAATAGAACATGATATAAGTATAAATCCGAGCACCCTTCGCATGGATACTTTATTATCAGCGCCTTTAAAAAAGTCTCCACCGTCAATTATACTAGATACGTCAGAGTCAGTGGAAATTGAAACTACGTCACTCATTTTGTACCGCCTTGTGGAATCATTATACTACTGCCGGTAATAGCGGGCAACGCCGCTAATTTTATCTGACTTGACACGAAATTAAACGCAAAAATTGCAAAACTAGTCGCAGCCAAGACCGAAACACCAGTAATAATTGCAATTTTTAATCCATATAATTGCTTAAAAGCATTTTTACCTGGGCCGTTTTCAAGTGCCGATATCCTTTTGTTTCTATCTATATCCTCAAGCCTCTGTTGTTCCGTAATTGCATCAATTCGCTGAGACGCATCGGTAACAAACCGTTCCATTGTATCCTTAAAAATAGTCATGGAAGTCCGGCCATTTTCCATCATTTCCCTGTGCTGTTCTTGGTTTTGATCAAGCTGTCTCTGCAAGCTTTCTTGTACCTGTCTTTGTATAGCGTCTGAATGTTCAATATATACATCTAGACGTTTTGAATAATCTTGTAAATCTGTCTTTACAGATTCACGCAAATTATTAAGATCATTTGATAATACAATTATCGCAGATTCTACGGGTGTTATTTTTCTACGCTCAATAAAATCTGACATTTATCACTCCGCTATTTTTGAAATTCTGAACCTACAAACGGTGGTAAAATCAGCAGTGCCATCATCATGGACCCTTACTACATCACCAACGTAAAGTCTTTCGATAAACGAAAGTCCTCCAGGGGAGGCACTGGTCGAAACAAATTGCGTTTCAAATAATTTATTTATAGCCGTTATCGTTAAAATACTTGTAGTCAATTGGTTTGAATTTACCGATACACCAGTATGTATAGATACACCTGCGGCACCATCAATTAGTGATATTGAATACAATCCGTCCTCGTTTATTGTAAAGCTATCACCATTAGCCGCACTTGTGGACCTGGTTATTGCATCACC